GCAAACTTATCTGCATCTGCAAGTGCTGCTGACTTAAAGCCGATTGCATCCATCTCTTCAACTGCTTTGTTGAAGTTTGTGCCAAAGACTGTATTGTCGAAGCGAGACCATCGAGTAGCAAACTTAGCGATTGCATTACCCTCTGGGTTAGCCATCATCATTGCAGCAAACTGCAATGGGTGGTTGAACAAGGTTGTAGATCCACCAAGGAATGAACGAACCTGCATATCACCGATGTTTCGTAGGATATATGAAACACGACCTACAAGAACTGTCTGCTTAAAGAATGAATCAAAGAGATCAGTAGTTACTGTTCTGAGTTGCTGTGCATTCTGTGATCCGGAGAAGAGGTTTCTTGTCTTTCCTGTGAGCTGACGGATTGAGTCGATGTCAGGCCATTTGACAAAATTTGCAAGTTGAGAGTCAATGAGTGGATCCAGTTGTGTGAACTTCTGGGTCTTTCCAGCGACCTTAAATTCTCGTGTGCCGATGTCTTTGCCAGCAACCTGTGCCAAGAACTTTCGGTTAGCATCTGCTTCCTTCTTAAATACTCGAGCCGCATCATTAAGCATACGGATGATGCCTTAAGGAATGGCAAAGTGTCATTCATTTCCTTGACCAATGTATCTACATCGTCTAGGTGAACAAGATTTCTAGTAGGTGCAAACCTTGTAAAAGGTGCAGTTACTTTATTGCTTCTCAGGAACATTCTTGCTTCGTTCTCTGCATTGAGCAGGAAGTTAGCAAAACCTTCATGGTGCAACTTCAATGAGTTAGGTGCATAGAAACTTGACTGGAATTGGATTGCACGAGATTGAACTGCAAGTCCGACTCGTGTTCCACGAGATAGTTCTAGTCCGACTTCACCGGCAAGTAGACCCATAACTTCCTTCTCGGAAGTAGCAGCAGCCAAACGCTTGGCTAAATCAACTGTTATGTTGCCATTCATTGCTCGCCATAGATCATCGTATTGTTCTGGGCCATAGTGGATAGCAATAAACTTTGCAGCGTTCTGACCCATTGGGCCAAAGAATGCCTTAGCAGCTTGCTGGTAATCAAGGATTTGCTTACCGCCTACAGTCATAAGACCGAACTCTGCTTCCATCGCTAGAGCCTTACGACCTCGTGCCTCTTCGAGAAGCATACGAGCTTCATCATCGGACTTGACTCGATCTTGAACATACTTAAGGTTGTTCTTCCAAGCCTGTTCTGCCTTGTCGAGTTCCTTTTGGACACCTTTTGTAACCTTGCCCATTTCGGAAAGTTCTTTGTTTATGTTGGCAAGTTGTTCCATGACTGTAAGGCGAGGTGCTGCTGCACCTTCGACTAGCCCTGTAACCTGCTGGGTAATTGCACCCTTGGTTGTAAGTGCTTGAACACCAAGATCGTTGATGTCAGGTGAGTTAATAGCATCAGCCTTGAAGCGACCAAAGTCAGAAATCTTTGCATCGAATGGATCTACTGTCCGTGGGAAGTAAGCGTATCCTCCACCACCCATACCACGAGTGGCACCGACATTTTCAAATCCTTGGATACCGGATCTTTCGTATGCTGCAAATAGTTGTTCTGTAATTCCAGCCTTCTGTGCTGACTGAATAAGTTCTGCGTGTGTTGCACCGGGTGTATCGATTACATCGAGAACACCTTGCAATTTAGATTCTTGGATTCCAGCAGCAGTTCCAACATCGATAAGGTTAGAACCAATCTCGTTAGATACACGAGTTGCTTGTGGTGAATCTCCAGCCTTAATAAGACCTGTCCACTTGATGAGGCGTGGCTTCTGCTTTGCTGCTACACGAACTACAGCATCTACGCCATTGCGGATACCTTGAGTTGCTGCACGATCACCCTTCTTAAGGGCTGCTTCATCAAGAGTGTGGATAAGTCCGGGAGCCAACTGCTCTTGCTCTGTGAGTGTTTGTCCTATACGGACTACCTCATCAAAACCTTTTTCATCGAGGATGCTTTGAACTTCTGCTGCACGACCAGCAGTATTGAGTTCAATACGGTGAGCCATAAGATCTTCAGCTCTACGAGCCTCACCTACAAGTTGACCCTTTGTATCAGTTGCAGTCTTAAGACCTGCAATTAAAGTGTCACGCTGTTGACGGAGTTGTCCGTATTCTGCATCTAATAAATCTGCTTCAGACTTTGCTTTGTAATAAGTCTGGTATGTGTTATCTACTTTTTCGGCAATAGTGTTGAGATCATCTTGGTGTTTGATGATGTCTGCTTCAAGCATATTGATGTCGCCTGATGCTGCTCGTGCTTCTGCTCGAACCTTTGTAACATCACCCATGACATCTTCAACATCACGAGCCACAGCCTTGATCGGTGCTGCCTTCGCTTCTGCTGCACGAGCTGCGGCCTTTGGCCCAACACGAAGTGTTACGCCAACCTTTCCAGCTTCTTTACCGATCTTAACTAAACCTACACCGGGAACATAAGTAAGTGGATCTGCTGCTAGATTAAGAACGAATCCTGAAATGGCTTGGAATGTACGAGCTGCTTTAGTCTCTGGGTTATCGAATAATGCTTGTGTAAGTCCACTTGAATAAGTCCAAGGAACTCCACCCTTCATCGTAGGGCCAGCAGCAATCTTTGCATTAAGTAATGCTTTACCTACCGCAGAGTTTGGATCTGCACCAAGAAAACCAGTACCTACATCAATCTTGCCTGTTTTGAAAAGGTTGATAAGAGCTTGACCTGTTTGAGTCTCATCAAATGTATTAAGACCACCCTTGCCAGATACACCGTTACGAACGGTGGCTTCTAGCATTTCAAATGGTGTAGATAAAAGCATGAAAGCAGTACGAGTAAGTGGTGCTAAGAAATCAGCAGGTGAACCCTTCTTTGCAGAGTTCTGCTCTTTTAACTTAGCAGCAGCAGCAATGGCTGCGTTACGCTGTGCATCAATCAATGCTGATCCATCGAGTGTGGTCATAGCATTGGCTGTATTGCCACCAATAACAGCACCAGACTTTGTAAGACCCATGACCGTGCCAACAGATGCAGCAGGGTAGGCCTTAGCCATAGCAGCTAACTGCTTGGCAAAGTCTGGACTTAAATACTTAGATTGCTGGGCCTGAATGTATGTATCGTAAGCTGCTGTTCCTTCTTGAGGAATTGAACTTAACGATGCACCGAGACTACCAGCACCAAATGTGCCTCCGGTTTTTCCTGCCATTAACGCTTCTCATAATCTAATCTTTGACCTAATCGAACCAAGTCTGGATCTGGATATAGGGCAATAAGTTGACGGACAAGTGTGGCAGTTTCGTCAGGTGCTTGTGGTGGAATAGGTAATACTTCATTACCCGGGCCAGCACCAAAGGCTGCACCGAATGTAATCTCTTGATCTACATTTGGGTTTGGTGTAGAAAAGTTTCTGTTTGGCATAGCAGGTGCTGCGATCATAGGGCCCATTCCGCCACCCATTGCACCTGTTTCAGTTGCTGCTAATGGAACTCCGGGAGCAGTTTGTAGTTGTGTGAGTTCTGTGTTCTCACCGTATGCTCCACCGGTAATGGATTGTGCTGCCTGCCTACCAATGTATGGGCCTTCAGCCATCTTTAGCCTCCATTTTTTCAATGTCTTTGGTCATCTTCTCCCACATATACTGCTTTTTTGCTTCGTTTACAGAATGTGAATGGATAATCTTTGTTATCAATGAGAAGAAATCTGCGAATGAATAACTTATTTTATATAGTAAATCTGCTACTGCGTAAACAAAATCTATTTTCTTTGCAGGGCGAGCCAATACAAACATATCATCGAGTTCATCGAAGTTATCTTCTGACATTGACTCGCCCTCCTAAGATTATTACTTAGCTTTCTTTCCTGATGCTGATGCTGGCTTTCCTGTTTCGCCAAGCTTCTGCATTCCTGCCTTGCCTGATGCAGACTTCTTACCCATGATTGGGCCAAGAACTAGAGCCTTAGCTACTGCACCCTTTTTTACTCCGAACATATTGCACCTCCAGATGCGTGTTAAGCCGCCCCAGTCAGGGAAGCTAAAAGATCAGCCATCGGTGGGGTTCCACCTTGTGCTAGATCAGTTCTACGAGAATACTGGCCGGGGCCAGATACCATTTGGGAACCGGCAGCCGGGGCCGCTCCCGGAACCCCCATAGGGGGTTGCGAAGCACCGGGGGCCATCGCAGTCGCTGCCGGTTGTTCTACTGGAGCAAACGCTTTAGCAACGATTGACTCCAATGCTTGACCTTTTGCTCGACCTTCAATGATGTCGGCGAGCCTCTTAACAGCTTCTGTTGGATCCCCACCCTGAGTAGCAAGCATTGGGATTGCGTTTGCATATTGTGCTACTGCGGTTCTTAATGAGTCACGAAGTTCTTCGATGTCAATTCGTTGTTCTTCTTGTGTGACATTGATTGAGAATGGAAGATTGCGGCGGAGGAAGTCACGAGAAATCAACTTGTCTCCACGAAGTTGCAATCCAAAGATTGCAGCACGGTTAGGATCTAGTCCTGCCATGAGGCCATACTGGACATCTACTGTGTAATCACCGTTGATGTCTTTCGATGGTGTGTATTTTAATTCGTATGGTGTTCCGTCATCGGATCCACGAATAGTTTTCTGAGTTGAACCGAATACTTGCTCATCTACACAGAATGCAATACCGATAAGGTTTACAAAGAAGCGAGCAAAGACTGCCTGTGCTGCCTTGATCTGTGAATCAAAGCCACCCATAAGGGCTTGAACGCCACGACCTGTAACAATAGATGCATCGATCTGACCTGTTCGGCCTTCCGGATAACGAGAACCCATACGGAGTTCACGCTCAAGTGCCTGTGATTCAGCAAAGACTCCGTTAGGAAGTTCGATTGGAACTCTACGGATTCTTTCAGGTGTGTTAGATCGAAGCAAAGCATCTGGGCCAAGGGTAAATTCTTGGACATCTGGTGGAATAGCGATAGGTGCATTGACTGACTTCTTCGCTGCTTCAAGCTGAAGGAGTGCAAATCGAGCCTTAGCCATCTGAACTGGTAGGACATCATCGAACTGACCACGAGTTTGACCATCAACTGTTGGTCGTTCTGCTACATCTACAAGGATTTTGCCTAGAAGATTAGGGGTATTAGATAAAACTAGGTTATCTAACTCCGGTAAAAAGATTAAATCTTGATACTTATCATGGTAGCGAACCATGGAAATCGTAGACTTCATACGATACTTGCTGTTGATCTGAGCCTTATACTCTGGATACTGGTGAGATAGAGACTCTGAATCAGACATAATGATCTGAGCCATAGCAACTACTGAGCCAAAGCGATCCTTTTCAAAGTAAAGACCGAAAGGATTAAGCATACGAATGCGTGGATTGTTGGTATCAAAGTCAATCTCCACCATGACCGAAGAAAACATCTTGCATACGACCTTGACGGACAGCAAGAACATCTGCCATACGGCGATCACGATCCATGTTGCGTGTTTTAAGGCGTTCAACCTTAGCTGCAACTTCTTGAACTGAAAGCATTTTTCTCCTTATGCCAAACGGCGATCTGCGGCCCACTCATCAAGGTTGATGACCTGTCGCTTTTCGGCATCTGCTCGGGTGAGGAATTCATTGTGTACGAACTTTCCGCCATACTCACCAAACTGGCAGATCTCTCTTGCTCTAATCTCACAGAACCAGAGGGCCATAACAAGGTCTGTCTTGTTCTTAGTCTCTGGCGACCATGTTACTAACTGGTCAATAAGTAATCGGATGCCTTCGTGTCTATCTGAAGGCAAGTGCATCAAGTTATCTCGATGGTGCTTACCATTGGATTCAACGCTTCCAAACAAGGAAGCCATTGCAGCGACACCAAATCCAACATCCCACTTATTTCTAGAAGTAGTGTGTTCCCGAAGAAGCACACCACGACTTGCTAACCATTGCCGTAAATTCTCATCCTGTGTCAGATAACCCTGAAAGGCGTTTCGTTCAACCATCCATTCCGATGGTTTGTACTTTTCCGTAAATGTAGTGATGAGATCACGGATGGCTTGCGGTGACGGTTTAGTTATAGTCGCAGCATCGAGGATATATCTTTTCTTTCTCCTACGATCTACAGCTACAACAACTGCCGCCGTATCACCAACTATCGCTGGGTCAAGCCCTGCGATGATGGTGAGACCTTCTACTGTCTCGGGGTGTCCGGGATTGCCCGGAACGATTGGCCCGATCATTCTCATTCTGTCGATAGAACCTTTAACGCAAGTCATGTTGAAGGTTGAGTCCTCATCAACATCTGCTTGCTGGTAAACCATCGACCAAGTCTTTGGGTCTAATGCACTTCTACGCATGGATAGATACTTGCCATCCCAGCGTGGGTATAGACCGTCTTCGTCTGCCTCTTCATCGCTGCCCTGCCAAGGGCGGTCTGATTTAGGCCAAAGTGTTTTCCAGTCCTTTTGGTCTTCTGCAAACTCTAGAACTGCTGGCATGGCCAGATATGTCCAAGGTGATTTACCTGTTGGGTAGCGTTCACCGTTACGAAGTTCTCTATAGAGGTCAATAGAATCTACTCGAGTTCCAAGGACTAAAAGCTTGCCGGTAGGCCCGAGACGAGTAAGGACTTCCTGTTGAATCCATCGAATCTGTTTTTCGTATTCGTGGGCATTCGACATAGTCACACAGTCGTCTAGGATAATCAGGTCTGCTCTCGCACCGTATACCTGTCCTCCGATACCGATTGCTTGAATCGTAGGATCCTTCTGGTCTGAGTCACGCAGTTCGTCTCCGAGGTAGACTTGCGTAGCCTGCCATGTGGCTGACTTAGATTTGAAGCCTGAGCCAGCAGCGTAAGCGAGTTGTAGCTTCTGCCACGATGGGTGAGTCAAACGCTGTTTAATAGCGTAAATAAATTCTGTTGCCTTCTGCTGTGACTTCGAGACAATCATGATACGGACATTGGGATCCATACAGATCCGGTAGACCGGATAGTCAATCGAGGTAGTCATCGACTTGGCGTGTTCAGGGGGCACATTCACCAGAACATACTGGGGGCGGCCTTGCTCAAATTGCATAGAGCTATGCATCCACTCAGGTTCATTACCTTCAAGAAGGTTGATGATATTCATCTGATGTGGAAAGGTGTCTGCTTCCAGATACTCCTTGCGGAAAGTACGGAAATCCATCTCGAGGGATTCCTCGGACTGGATGCGGCCATGCTTTGATCTAGCAGCACGAACCTTATCTACAGTCTCCTTGAATTCTTTATCCGTGGAGCGGTAGTAATCCCATAGCTTTGCTGATCTGCCGACCTGCCGCATGGCATCTTCGACTGTGCAACCCTCTGTAATCAGACGGATTACTTTTGCCTTGATCTTGGCTGTCTCTTCTTGTTTACTCATATCTCTCCTCGCCAGCTTCGCTGGCGTGGTCGCCAAAGATTTTTCATTGGGTTTAGCGGTTCTGAAAAAGAACAGACTACTGGGCATTTACTAGGGGCTTTTAGGTCGCCTTTGCTCGCTAGGGCTCGCTCCGGCTCCCTAGAGCCGGTGTAGTCGTCTAATTACTTTAGCAAGTAATTATCCTCCTACTATATATAAGCCGGGATAAATGGGTTTTATCCCACACTATGCCCTGTGATTCGTATCACATTCTATCTATTGTGTATAAAAGTGCTGGTCAGAGCCTATTTTACAGCTCGAGATCCTATCAAAAATATTTTTCTGGGTACATATATACAGGGGCCCCAGCCGTTTTAAGCACTCGGGTCAATTTGCCACCCCTGCGTGTCGAGCCCCTATAAGCCGATAACTAACATTATGTTAAGTAGCTTTTACGGCGTGTCGTGGAGACATGGAAGCAAGCCGGCCGGCCATGACTAGGCCTCTTTTAATGATCCGGATCTATAAGATCGCCTAAGATCTAGGGCATGGATCCGGGGAGCTTGCAAGCTTGCCGGGAGGGATCCGGGCCGCAGCTCTTCGAGCTTGCATCGATCAAGCTTCGAGGATCCGGGATCAAGCTCGGGCCTAAGCTCGCCGGGGATCATCGACACGATAAAAAATAGTTTCGAAATAAGCTTGACTTTTTTAGCTGTAATCGTGATACCATCGGAGGCAAACCCGGCCGCATCAAACCGGCCGCCTAGTAGTAAAGGATCAAGCTAATGTCAATTACCATCATTAGATCGAATACCGATCTCCTCGATGCTTCGAAGATTATCATCGATAACCGCCGGCTCGAGGCCTTAGATTCGGCTCTCGATCATGCGACCCGGGCTCTCGAGCTTCAGATCTCGGAGCTTAATAAGGTCTCTCTCATCGATGGCGTAATGCAAACCGGCATCATCGCCACCATGGCCCGGGAATCGATCGACACCTACCGAAAGGCGATCGAAGCTCTCGAGGAATTATCCGGGAAGATTTACGATCATTTAACCGGTTACGGATCCGAAGAATACCGGGAAGCTGCGAGCCGGTAGCCGGTAGGCCTCGAGCTAATACCTCGAGGCTCTCCGGATGCTTACTCTGGCATCGATTTAACCTAGCGAAAGGATCAAGCTCATGTCATTAGCTCATTACTCTACGATCGAAGAGATCGAAGCCGATCACCGATCAACCGGCGGCCATTTCTTCGATGCAGCTTCGAAGCGATTTTTTAGATCAAGGATCGGAGCCGCCGTCTATGGTGGCCGCTTCTTCATTACCTCCGAGCAATTCGATCACAATTCGGCCCGGCTTTACACGATCCGAGAGTGCATCAATGGCCGGATCGAGGATCTCGGAGAATTCCAAGCTTACGCCACCGGGGCCGCAGCTCGAGCCGCTATCCGTAAGCATCTCGAGAAGCTATCGATCGAGGCCGCAGCATGAGCCGCCCGGATACGGTATCGATCGCCGAGGCGATCACGCTTCCGGTGGGCTCCCGGGATTATGTCGCCGGATGGTATAACTCTCCGGCTTCGAGCGTGTCGATAGTTGCGGCGAAAGGATACGCCGCCGATCCGGATCATCAAGCGGTAACCCTCGAGCTAGATCTCCGAGCTGCTCGAGGCCTTGTCCGATTCCTTATCGATGGGATCGCCGCCATCGAGGGAGCGAAGCAATGAGGGCCGCAGCTCGCCGGATCCTAAGCTCACCGGTTTATCGCCGGCGATGGGCCGGGCTTATCGGTGGGATCGTGTTATTCGCTGCGATCGTTTATCTATCCGGCCGGATCTGGTGGGTCGGTGATGGGTATTGTTTCGGCGACATGATTAGCTGCTATTTCCCGGAGGTGAAACCATGAGCGAATTCGGAGAGTGTGATAAATGCGGATCCGCTTACTTATTAGGCGATCGATCTAATCGATGCGGCGAATGCGGAAATTGCAATAGCTGCTGCGATCATGTAGGGGAGGTGAAGAAATGAGCGTGAAGCGTGTAACCGTAGCGATCTATTATGATCCGGAGAAGCGAGATCTATTAAATGGAGATCTATCTCGCCGCCTCGAGGGCCTCGAATGGTGGATTACTACCGAAGAGAAGCTCCCGGAGGGTAAGCTTAAGGTATTAGATCTAACGCAGCTTAAGGATTAGCTATCGATAGTTAGCTTCGAGGGCTCGAGCTTACCGGCTCGAGCTTTCGGAGATACCGATCGCCGGTATCGATTTAACCTAGTAGTAAAGGATCAAATTATGTCTAGCTTCACCGAAGAATTTATGAAAGAAGCCGATCGCCGGGGCTCCGGGGATGTCGTTCGCTCGATGCTCGATGCCGGGCTTCTAATGGTGATCGATGCCGAAACCGGGGATACCCTCGGGGATCAAGCTAAGGCCATCCCGGCCGGGCCTCGATCTCTAATGAAGATCGCCCGGGATATTAAGGGCTCACCATGGTATCGATCTAATAGCTCGATCTATGCTCGAGATTATATCGAGGCGATGAGCTGCTTAAATTCGATTAACGATACTTACGGTCTCGAT